CTGTGACCAGCGTTACAAGTTAAAGGAATTGCGTACACAAACAGTCAAGACTAAGCCTTTTAAAATTAAGGTGTGTAAGTCTTGCTGGGACCCTGACCATCCACAGTTGCAGTTAGGTATGTATCCTGTGAACGACCCACAAGCAGTGCGTGAACCACGCCCTGACTTAAGTTACTATGTTTCTGGTACAAGTGGTTTGCAGGAATTACTAACAGATAGCAATAGCGTTCAAGGCATAGGCTATCCTGAAGGTGGTAGTAGAGTTATTCAATGGGGCTGGAATCCTGTTGGTATGGGCAACGATGGTGGTTTAACGCCAAATACCTTGCTTGCAAACGGGTATGTTGGTACAGTTACAGTAACAATTTCTTAGGAGTAAATTATGGGATTCAGAAAAGCAGCCGATGGCGTTACTAAGACAGGTAAAACTAAAGGTAAAAACCTTGGTGATACAGGCCCAACAGTAGCTATTCAGACTGGCAAAGGCAAAAAAGGTGCAACAACTGTAACTTCAGCAAATATGAAGAAATACGGTCGCAACTTAGCTCGTGCCATGAACCAATCAAAAGGTAAGTAATCATGGCATACAGCATGAAAAAGGGTGGAAAAGAAATTGGTCCAGCTTCTGTTTATGCTGAGCCACACACAATGGACGGTAAAAAGATGAAAAACGCAAAAGATGCGGTTACTAAACCAGGTAACGGCGTAGATAAAATCAACATGTCTGTTGGTGGCTACAGCAAAGGTAACTTTGATGCTATCAATAAGAATGGCGAAACTAAGATTCGTGGTACAGGTGCAGCTACTAAAGGCACTAAAGCTCGTGGACCAATGGCTTAAGGGTAAACCCTAATGACTTACGCAGAACTGTTCGAAACAATTAAAGGGTACGTCGAAAACGACTTCCCAACTACTACTTGGACTGACTCAGCCGGTTCAGGTACTGTGGACTTTACTGGTACAGAACAGATTAATACGTTCATCCAACAGGCTGAACAGCGTATTTATAATTCTGCTCAATTGCCAGTAGAAAGAGCAAACGTTGTTGGTAGTACAACTAGCGGTAATAAGTATTTAAACTTCCCTGCTGGTTGGTTAGCGGACTTTTCTTTGGCGGTTATTGACCCTACTACAGGTGCTCAAAGCTATTTGTATAACAAAGACGTTGAATATATTAGAGAAGCTTTCCCAGTGCCAACTGAGACTGGTAAGCCAACACACTACGCTATATTTGACAATACTACATTTATCTTAGGCCCAACCCCAGACGCAAGCTATAACATGGAAATGCACTACTACAGATACCCAACATCTATAGTTACTGCTGGTACAAGCTGGCTTGGTGATAACTTTAGTTCTGTTTTACTTTACGGTTCGCTCTTGGAAGCATATACTTTCATGAAAGGTGAAGCCGACGTAATTCAAAACTACATGGCTCGTTACAATGAAGCATTAGCTCAGTTGAAACAGCTTGGTGAAGGTAAAAATCGCCAAGACACCTACAGAACAACACAAGCAAGGGTGCAAGTACAATGAACTTAGACACAGTAGATGGTTTCATAGGTGGCAATGTTATGGTGCTTTCGACATCTGGGCGAGGTTTTACCCCAGAAGAGTTAGCCGAGCAAGCCCTAGATAAGATTGTTTATGTTGGTTCTAAGTCACACCCTGTGATTCGCGAACAGGCAGAAGCATTTAAGAACAACTTACGAGTTGTTTTGATTCAGTATTTGCAACAAGCGGTCCGCTCAGACCGTACGACCATTGCTAATCGTTTAAGAGAAGCTGGTCATCCTGAGTTAACTATTTTATTAAAAGATTAAGGAGTCCTTAAATGGCTATTACTCAAGCAATGTGTACGTCTTTCAAAGCTCAGCTTTTGTTAGGTGTTCACGATTTCCGTCCTTCAGCACAAGCTGGCGCTGATACTTTCAAACTAGCTTTGTATACATCTTCAGCTTCATTGGATGCTAATACAACTGCTTACACGTCTTCAGGCGAAGCTTCTGGAGTTACTGCTGGTGGTCAAGCTTTGACTAACACTGGTGTTGGTACAACAAATACTAACGCTACTGCTGGTACAGGTTTTACTGATTTTAGCGATTTGACATTCTCAAACGTAACTACAACAGCTCGTGGCGCTTTGATTTACAACAGCACACCTTCTGCTAACGACAACTCAAACTCAGCGTTAACAAATGCAGCTGTTTGCGTATTGGACTTTGGTGGTGACAAGACATCAACTGCTGGTGACTTCACAATCATTTTCCCGACGTTTGACGCTACAAGCGCAATTATTCGTATCGCTTAATTAAGAGGCTAATATGGCTTTAGTATTGCAGGATAGAGTTCGTGAGATAAGTACAACTACGGGTAACGGTACAGTTACTCTTAGCGGTGCTTATCCTGGTGGGTATCGCACGTTCGCTTCATGCGTACCGAATGGTTCAACTGTTTACTACTGTATTCATAACACTACTAACGGTGTTACTGATGAGTGGGAAGTAGGTTTTGGAACATACTCAAGCAATACTTTAACCAGAGACACAGTTCTCTCTTCTTCAAATGCTGGCGCCAAAACCGTATTCAGTGCTGGTGATAAAGAAGTATTTATTACTTATCCGGCCGAAAAAGCTATTTTTGAGCAAGCAAACGGTGAGACACTTATTAATGCCGGTCCGATTACAGTTGTTGGTTCTAACGTAGTCACATTACCTTCTTTGCCGGCTGAGTTAGGTAAGTTTATTGGCAACATAGACTTGTTTGCCCAGGTATATGCTTTAAACCAAAGTACAGGCGCTAATGCTTCAGCCGACTTTGTTGCGTATAACAGTCAGACAGATGGAAATACTTTCTTCGCCGACATGGGTATCAATAGTGGCAACTATAACTCTGCTACTTATCCAATTTTTACACCTAACTCTGGCTACGTAATTAGTTACGGTGACGGCGGTTCGAACACATCACCATTGTTTGTAGGTTCTGGTGATGGTGAAGTTAAAGTATTTGCTGGCGCATTTGACTCTAACAATGTTGTAGCTACTTTTGGCACAGACTTAAGCACAACGCTTGAAGGTTCGTTAAACGTAGCCACAACACTAAGTGTTACAGGCGCTGCTACTTTTGCTAATACGGTTACGCTAAACGCTAACCCAACACTTGCGTTGCAAGCCGCTACTAAGCAATATGTAGATAACCAAGTTACTGCTGGCTTACATATCCATGAGCCTGTATTAGTTGAAACAACAGGTAACTTAAACGCCACCTATACTCAGGGCGGCACGACATTTAATATTACAGACATCACAAGCGGTACGACGGTAACTACGTCTACTACGCATGGCTTGTCTGTCAACGACCAGATTTGGTTGTATTCAACAGCAGGTAACGGGCTAAGTACCAACACTGCGTACTTTGTTTATTCAGTCCCTGCAAACAATCAGTTAACTCTTTCGCTGACTTTTGGTGGCGCACAGATTACTGGACTTACCAATGCGGCTGGTTTAACTTATGCTACACGAGCTAACTCTGGTGTTGGGGCTACCCTTACAAATGCTGGGACACAAGCAGCTTTAAATATTGATAACGTAGCTTTAAGCTCTGGTAACAGAGTCATGGTGCGCTTACAGACAAACGGCGCAGAAAACGGTGTATATACAGTTACTACAGTTGGTGATGGCTCAACAAACTGGGTACTAACTCGTGCTACAGACTCAAACAAAGTTAATCCTGCTGACCCTAATGGCGTTGGTACAGGTGACTATTACTTTACTCAAGATGGCGATATAAACGCTGGTGATTCACATGTTCTGACCACAGAGCCGAATACAATGATTCTTGGGTACACATCTTTAACGTTTACTCAGTTTAGCGGTGGAGTTGTATACACTGGCGGCACAAACATCAACGTTACAGGCCAGACTATTTCGTTGACCGGTACAGTTGGTCCAACTAATGGTGGTACAGGGGTAAATACTGTAGCTACTGGCGATTTACTATACGGTTCAGCTTCAAATACTTGGGGCAAATTAGCGGCAGGTGCACAATACAAATCACTAGTAATGGGCGCTTCTACTCCAGAATGGAACGCTGTTGCACTCGACGCGTCTGGCGCAGTATCAGGCACTTTGGATGAAACTAACGGTGGTACCGGTATTACGACATATATAACTGGTGATACTGTTTACGCTTCTGGAACTAACACATTAGCTAAGTTGGCTGGTAACACAACAACCACTAAAAAGTTTTTAGGTCAAACAGGTAACGGCGTAGCTTCAGCGGCTCCTGTGTGGGAACAGCCAGCGGCTACTGATATTACAGGCTTAGCAGCTTCAGCTACAACAGATACAACTAACGCATCAAACATCAGCTCAGGTACTTTGGCAAATGCCCGTACTACCGCGGCTAGTGCAAACGGCGCTTCAACCATTGTGGCTCGTGATGCAAGTGGTAACTTCTCAGCCAATACAATCACTGCCAACGTAACAGGTAGTATTTCAGGCTCAGCGGCTACATTAACTACAGCACGTAACTTCCAGATTTCTGGTGGTGCAACAGCAGCTAACGTGTCATTTGATGGTAGCGCAGCGGTTAACTTAAACGTAACTGCAATGAACGCCAGCGTAATCAATACTGGCACAATCCCGAATGCAAACACAACAGCTTCAGCTTCTAACGGGGCAAGCACAATTGTGGCTCGTGATGCCTCTGGTAACTTTACGGCTAACAACGTAACTGCAACTAATATTATTGCAGCCGGTACTTCGCTAACTAGTTTGAACGCTTCAGTGCTTTCTACTGGTACAGTACCTTCAGCTCGTATTTCAGGGGCTTATACTGGCATTACTCAAGTTGGCACTCTTACAGCAGGTGTATGGAATGCTACAGCTATTACAGATACTTATCTAAGCACAATCTCAACGGCTGGTAAAGTATCTAATTCAGCTACTACAGCGGCATCCGCTAATGGTGCCTCAACTATCGTTGCTAGAGATGCTTCAGGTAACTTTAGTGCCGGTACTATTACTGCTACTTTAAGTGGTTCAGCCACATCTGCTACAACAGCGGGTACTGTAACTACAGCTTCACAACCTAACATTACTACTGCGGCTAATTTAGTGTCTGTTGGTACTATTACTACAGGTACTTGGTCAGGTTTGTTCGGGGCTGTTTCAGGCGCTAACTTAACTACATTAAATGCTTCTAACATTTCTAGTGGCACATTGGCTAATGCTAGAACTACAGCAACCAACGCAAACGGTGCTTCAACAATTGTAGCTCGTGATGCTTCAGGTAACTTCTCAGCTAATACAATTACAGCGGCACTTACAGGAAACGTAACAGGCAATGCGTCTGGTTCAGCAGCTACGTTTACAAGTA